AGCCTCACCCATACTTATCTATTGCTCACATATTTTTAATATAATATTTTAACATAACCATTTTCTATACGCAAAATATTAAAGCTCGTCGCGTATACATATAAAGTTCTGGGTATAGTTCTGAAGCCGATATTTTCATAATATGATAAAGATGAGAATAAATCTACATCTAGCAATTGATTTGTAAAATGTGAAAAATTTATATAACCAGTTGAATATGGTGTATCGGTTTCTAATCCGAAATTATAAGCTTTAAATCTACTTGTTAGAAATACCTTCTTATAATTAATACCCGGTGAACAAAAATTATTAAATTCAGTATTTGTAACATTCTTATTGATGATTTCAATTCCATTTAATTTTAATGAAAACTTATCTATATTATGATAATATGTCTTACGTCGAGCTCCTATTGTACCCTCATAATATTTGAAAGGTGTACCAGGAAGGGGGAGTAATGTGGGAGTCAGATTGTTATTCATTACAATAATTTCCCGATCGGTAGTATTATCGTAATCAATTGGAGATACAAATTCAAACGGAGACCCTTGCCATGGTAGAGGTCCTAGGAATAGATACGGTTCAAATGGAAATCCAATAACTTGTGTATATTCATCGATACCATCGGTAGGAAATATATCACCCAAATGTCTGTTCAATTTAAATTTACTAAATGGGAAATGATAATAGTGTTTTGGTCTACCAAGTTCTTGTTGTTTTATCTTATCTCTTTTAGCCAATATAAATATTTCTCTAATAGGATTTTTAAAGTTTAAATTCATTTTTATATTCGGTAATGAACCATATTCTTCATTAATCACAGAAGTGCTATATTGTATTTGTGTAATTATATAATCTAATCTTTTATTCAGTTTACTATTTTTTTCGTCTCGTTCTAATAGATATGTTTCATAAGACAATTCTATATTTACAATATTTATATCATTTATCCAATCGAAGTTTATGAAATCAGGTGCACTAAACATCTTATCGAACAATTCGCCAACCTGTGGATGATAACGTGTTTCATTGATTTTGAATGTAGCTTCTGCCTCGATTTGAGAAGATATTATAGTAGAGTCATCATTTAAAACAACATACGGAAAAAAATATAATTTATCAAATGACAATGAATTTAATGTACCATTAATACTATATACACTTTCAACGGGTGTGGTACTAAATACGTCTATATACGGTTTTAATGTATCAGTTGAAACACTATAATTCGAAAGTTCATTATTAAACATTATAACTTCATCTTCGTCGAGATAATGTTGTTTGTATGATATATTGCGCTGTATAAATATTTCATTTATATCGCGTAATTTTACTATCACTTCGATTTCCTGTTTTAATAAAAAGATTGGTATATATAATTCAGGTTTATTAAGGAAATAGAATGGTATATTTACGAGTAATTCTATATCATTTTCATATGTAACGGCACCGATTTTTATACTAGTTCCCAGAGTGTCATTAAGGTTATTTAGAGAACCTCTTGTCTTATTCAATGCTCTATCATACGGATAATCAATCATAATGTCATCAAGTACAACATTTCCGTCAGATGTAGTATCTACTGTCTTTAATTTATTATAGTGACCAAATGAAGATGAAGGCATTTTACTGTAAAATTCTTGATTTAACTTATATTGTTTACGCTTGAGTTTAATATTATTAATTTCTTGAGTTTCAGACAAATTGAGTTCATCGTGTATATTTATGGTATCAGTTGTCTGGCGATCGATTATATTCCCACCTATCACAAGTTCTACGTATTCAATTATACACGTTCCTAGATTATCAATATAATCCAGTGTCTTTTCTGTACATTCGTTATATCCACCCACGAAAGGTGATGATGTTTTAAATAAATTATTTTCTGATAATTTCGGCACTACGATTTTAACGGATATATCACCTAGTATATCACCACTATCAACTGGTATTGAAAATTTATGAATTTTACCAAAACCTATATCATTAGATGGTTTTATCGTATTATTCACACGGGCAAAATTAGTCGTCTTCTTGAATCGTTCTATAAAATGTGAAAATTCTGGTTTAGACTGAAATATATTAGTCTTATTACTTTGATAAAGAATACCTATACGACCTGACATTTTGTATTTAATAATATTATTATGAATACTTTAAACCACAAATGCCATCTCGGAAGGTTATAATATTGTAATTAATTGCATGTACATTAATCTTTAGTTTACTCGTAGAATCATTCGGTAGTTTTCTCCCAAATATAACTTGTTCGGATTTAATGAAATTACTCTGTGCGAATTTAAATTCTGTAAATTGATTATTATCTAGTTCAATTGTTAGTATCTTATCTATTATTCTTGACATATTTACACTACCAGTATGTGATTTAATATGTTTAAAACCAAAATGGTATGGGTATATAAACCCTGAATCAATACCAGTTGTATCAATTCTTAATGTATAAGGAAAGAAACTGGCTTGTGGAGAAGCACCCCCTTTATCAGTTGAAAGTATTTCTGAATAAATTCCTTCGTTATATTTTAGATTTTGATTGATAAAAAAAAGTTCATTTTCATCAAAAACTACAGTGTTATTAAATTTAAGTTTAGCTCTTTTTATTTTATTTAGAAACATAGGTGAATTATATCTACCCGCATCTACGTCATTTGTTTGTAATTGATTTTCGATGTAGAAATATATATAACTAACCGGACCATAAAACGGTAGATATATATTATGTTCTTTATGCATAGCATTGGTATCAATAGACACTTTCTGCTCCTGTGTAATAACATGTTCAACTGTGTTATTTAAAAAAAATGATCGTTCATCTTCAGTACAATAACCGTAATCAACATGTAATGAAGCATATGTAATCACACGTTTGGGGTCATTTTCAACAACATCATTTATATTTAAATTCAAATTTTTATAGTCTCGTAACTTGACTACTACACTGACATTCTGTTTTGACAATTTACATATTGGTATACTTTTTCCCAAGTTTTGGTAAAAATAAAATGGTAAATCAATATATCCAATTATTATATTAGACCCTGAGTGGTCGAATGTTACGCGATTACGTTCATTATATTCCGTATCTATACCAGAAATAAGAGATGCGGATCGCTTATCTGCTATAGACATGTTTTTCATATGTTGGTAGTATATATTTTCAGATGATAATGATTCAATTAATTTATTCCCTATATAGAGCTCGATTCGTTCGAAGTGATGAATAAACCCATTTTGTGATGGTAACTCTTGTGCACCCAATGGTATAGAAATGTTCAATTCGATACCTATATTAGTTAAAAAATCACCAGAATTTGAAATTTCAGATTTAATTGTTTTACCGTAACCAATGTCACCAGAAAATAACATTTCTTGTGTGTCGAATGAAAATGGTGTATGCTGGTTAAATCGATATAAAAAATGTGACATGTCAGGGTCGGTGCTTAAAAATTCTTCCATTAAACCTGAATAAATTAAATCCACTTTAGAAGACATATTTATATATATCATTTATTCTATTTTTAATAAAAACCCACCATCGAAATGTAATGTAAAATAGGATGTATAATATATATGTAATACATATAATGTTCTACCTGCAAATGGGTCGTAATACTCACCATTTATATTTTTATCGCGATTTATTTCTACTTGTAGCGTTGTATTATCTGAAAGTATAGATGAAAAGTTGAAATATCCAGTTGATTGGTATTTTTTAGGAAATAAACTAAAGCTTTGCGTGAGAACATGTATTCTATTTTGTTGTATATTTAGTTTATGTTTATGCGCCTGCAAAACATGATGTAATTGAGACTCGTTATTACGTATCAATGGGTACGATTGCCCTTTCATATAGAGTCGTGATTTTTTTATTAAATGTGCATCTGAAAATATATTATGCGTTCGACTGTTTACATCTTCAGGTACCAGTCCGGTTTCATGACGGTATGAGCGGAGTAAATTTTCATTGAGAATGCTACGATCTAGATTTTCATGTATCGATCGCCTCACAAACCAGTGTATCGTTTTAACTGCACCACGTGGTGATAGTTTTTGTTTGATTTCGTCTTGAGATAACGTATCAGTCTCTTTTGAATTTTCTTTTGTTGTTAAAACAACGGTTTGACGCCAATTATTATTTCTAAAAAATATTAATTCCTCCCCAGGGATTATATATTCTTCGGTTATGATTTGAAATTCGTGAACCGTATCTATAATTGGACTATCAAAACGAATTTTCCAAAATGATTTTGGTTGGAAACGAATTTCGAATATTATTTTTTGTTTGTGCACTGCACACACTGGAAATAGCGGTCTACGTCCTTTATTATCTGCGTCAGCATCATTTAATACTTGAGAAAAAAAAAATGGTATATGCACCATGATATCCGAGGATGACTGTAGTTGATCTAAAAAGGAGGGAAAATTAGATTCCGTACTTATAATACTATTTCCTGCACCCATAGATAGGTTATTAGCAACCTGTTGAGTACGAGATGCATATAATGAATGATTAATAGCAATCCAATCATTTGTAATTGTTTCAACCAATATTTCATCAACATACATATTAACTGAGTGAATTAAATTGAATCCTAATCCATCGAGAAATAAATATTCACTCACACTCGAATATGTTCTATCGTTCGTAATAAAAGATTCGCCCGCACGTGGCGTTACAGGTATCTTAATCCAAAAATTACCTAATAAATGTCCCATATTTTGGGGATTATATTCAACTTTCATCGTTACATCATCTAAAATGTCATTGGATTCATTATATACATTGCGTATGACATAATTTTTGGTATATTGTGAATGTCTTTTATAATCATATTTAAACAATGAATCTTTGGGGTCTTTGGAAAGGAGGTGTGTATCCTGCTTTCCAATAGCATTGAGCGCAATGTTAGCAGCCTCACCCATACTTATCTACTGCTCATATATTTTTAATATCATTCTTCCACATCGTGATGTGACTCGTCTTCATCATCTTCTCGAGATCCTCTTTCGCTTGCGTCGCCTCATCTGTGAGTGCCTTGACGCGCTCCTCCGTGTATTCGACCGTTCTCGTATTGAGGAGGTAGTCCAAGTTCCCGTCAATCTTGGGAAAGATAGAGGACATCTCCGCCTCG